AGCGAAAATGCAAGACGCTTACTGGCGCTGGCCCGACGAGGAACCCCCGACCTGATTTCTAATCCTCTATCGCCGTGTCGGGTGCTCCATCCCCGGCACGTCGCCAGCCGGCCGCCGGGCGCAGCACCCGCGCGGCCGGCGCCCTTCTGTCCGAGGTCAACGACATGCGCAAACTGATCGACCAGCAAGCGTTCCACCAAGCCGCCCGGCACGGGCGCGCCGCTGGCGCTGGCGTCACCCGCCAAGCCGCCGTGCTCGGCGCGCCAGATGACGGCTCCCGCGTTGTTCGTTTCGTTCTCAGCGACGGCTCGGTTGACCGCATGGGGGACACGATCGATCCGGCCGGCTGGGATCTGACCGCGTACAAGCGTAACCCGGTCGTGCTGTTTGGCCACGACGCTTCCAAGCCACCGATTGGTCGAATGCGCTCGGTTTGGTCGGATGGCGCCCGGCTGCTCGGGGATGTCGAATTTGCGCCGCCGGAGGTCTATGACTTTGCAGATACAATCTACCGGTTGACGACTGCCGGCTATCTTCATGCCGGCAGTGTCGGATTTCTTCCGACTGAATATAGTTTCGTTGAAAACGACCCAGATCGCGGCTACGGGATTGATTTTAAGCGCCAGGAATTGTTGGAATTTTCAATCTGCCCGGTGCCGGCGAACTCCAACGCCCTGGTCGATGCGAAGGCGAAGGGGATCGTCTCAGCCGGTCATTTCAGGCGCCTTCGGAGTGCGCCAACGACCGGCAACTGCGGCAGACCGGCCGGTTCGGAATGCGGCCTCAAAAACCCCGCCGACTGCGCCGTCCACGCCGCCGCCGATCTTGACGACGATACCGGTGTCGACGGTGGCGACTCAGAAAAAGCCGTCCGCCTTCGTAAGATCGCCGCGCTTCAGCGCCAACTCTCCGCCCGCGCGACGATCACCGGGGAACCGGAACCGGAGTTGACCCGCGCTGGGGTGGCGGCCCGCGTCCGGGCAATCCGGCCTGAACTAACGAAACGCCCCTCCTGGTACGCATAAGCAGACATAGCAAGAACATTACGCAGCTGTGGCAAGTGCCTCCTGAGGTGTTCGGAGTGCTCTCAATCCGCCGGTGTTTTCCGACATGCTGTGTTGGCCTCCCCAGACGTAATCGCCGGTCAGGTTGACATGCTCCCAACCGAGTGGGGAGAGGTGCGCCAGTAGCTCATCCGGAACGTCCACAGCAGCCTGGCGGAGGGTGACGACGGCGCGCTCGAGATATCGCGTGTTCCAAAGGATGATCGCGGTGACGACCAGGTTGAGGCCGGAGGCGCGGTGCTGCTGGTTCTCATAGGTTCGGTCACGGATCTCGCCCAGGCGATGAAGGAACACGGCACGCGCCAAGCTGTTGCGGGCCTCGCCCTTGTTGAGCTCCTGCCCAGTCGTGCGGCGCAGTTCGGGATCGTCGATCCAGTCGAGCGTGAACAGTGTGCGCTCCATGCGCCCCAGTTCGCGCAGGGCCGCAGCGAGGCCGTTCTGCCGGGGATATGAGGCGAGCTGCCGCATGATCAGCGACGCCGTTCGGTGCCGGTGCGGATGGACGCGATGATGCGAAGGATCTCCGACCAATGGGCGCGGATGAGTTCCACGTTGATGCGGCCAGCAATCATCGGCTCCAGCGCGGGATAGGCGGACGGCTTGCCGAAGCTGTAGAGGCGCCGATGCTTCAGGTCCGGGATACGAGGTGCGAACTGCAAGCCGACCAGCATGCATAGAGCGAAGACGTGGTCGGAATCGCCGCCACCATCAGTATGGTGTCGCCGCGTGGCAACCTCGCTCTGATGGTAGAGCAACGCGTCCAACACGTGGAGCGCCTCGCTCGCCGTCGCCGCAATCAGCTTGGTGTAGAAGGGGCTATAGCGGTCAGAGAGGTGGGTGTAAGCCTTGAAGCCGGGTTCGTGACCGTAGTGGGCATTCAGATTGGCGGCGGCACGACCAGCCCCGGCAGCCTGGAAGAACTGGCCATCCGATGACGATGCCGTGCCGCTGCCGAAGTGCGCGGCAAACGGTTCTCGCTGCTGCTGGTTGATCAGGCGGCGCAACGCCAGGAGATAGGTTTCATCGCGAATGTGCCAGTCCGACGTCCATGCCAACTGGCCAAGACTGCCGATGCTGCACGCCTCCGCCATGCGGGTCAGGCCGAGGTTCAGCCCGTCGGCCAGCAATCCAGCCATCAGGATGTGGTTGTCGGCTGCCGTTTCGCCTGTGCGCAGGTGGGTGAAGCAGTCGGGGAACAGCGTCCAGGTTGCCACCTCCGCCAGCAGGTCGGTGATGCGGATGCGCGGCAACATGGCGTAGAGGCGGGCAGCCAGGGCCTCGGCCTGTGGCGGTGTGGATTTCTCGATCGGCGAGATCTTGAGCACGCCCTTGGTGAGGGTGACATCTGGTAGCTTGCCCTCGGCGGCACGCGCATCGACGGCGGTCATTCGCTCATCGAGCAGCGTCCGCCGGGCCGCAATGAACGTGTCGAAGTCCGCCTCGACAGCGATCGGCAGGCCGCCGCTTTGCTTAAGGTTTTCCAAAGTCTCCGGTGAAACCAAGCGTTCTTCATAGGATCTGTATTGTCGGCTGCCTGCCACCCATACATCGCCAGCCCGTAACCGATCCCGCAGTTCCGACAGCACGCAGAGTTCGTAGTAGCGCCGGTCGATGGTACCGCCTGGCATGACCTGCGCTGCCCAGCGCTGTTTGATGAATCCGGTCGGCGCTGATTGGGGCAGGTTGGATGTTTCCGAGCGGTTCGCCTCGCGGAGCACCTCGATGGCGCGCATCAGCGAGGCCGATGCTGGCACGCTCTCGAACACAAAGGCACCCAGGAATGCCGGCGACCATCGCCGAACGCCGGCGTAGTGCTCTCCAAGGTTCTTGTAAGCGTCAAATTCTTCCGGTCGCGCCAAGGCTTCGGCTTCGGCGACACTCGTGCAAAACTTCTCCCACGGCATCAGCGCGATGATCGCTTCATATCCATCCTGCTGGTCATTTCGGCCAGTGATCAACGCGGCGCCGACGCGCGCGAAGAGACGGACTTTGTCGTTGATGGCTCGAGCATCGGCCTGGAAAGCGCGAGCATGCCGCCCCTCGGCTTTGCGGAACATGGCGCCCACCAAACGGTCGAACAGATCGATGGCCTGGTCGGTCAGGCTGGCGGCGAGGTCCACGCTAATCGCTACCAGTGTCGCGTGCCGGCGCTGGCGTTCATAGTCGGCGACATGCTGGACCGTGGAGCGGCCGGCTTCACGCGCCAGTTGTGCCAACCGAGCCTGATGGACGAGATGACTGCGGCCCGGCTCGATACCGATGCCACGCACTTTCTCCAGCCGTTCGATCACGCCGAGCATCGCCGCGGGTTTGGCGGCTTCCGGCATCTGCCTCAACCAGGTCAGCCACGTTTGGCCACCCTCTTCGCGGCGCTGGGTCAGTGCATCGAGACGCTTGCGTTGTTCGGCGGACAGTCCATTGGTCAGCCGACGATGTGCTTCTCTGCGTGCATGATGGCGAAGGTCGGCGCAGAGCCGCTCAAGCGCGGCGGGAGCCGGGACAACAATACGACGCTCGCGGCAACTCCGCATGACCAGTTCGGCCAAGTAAACGAGCCGATCATTCTCGATTGCCTGGGGCAGAAGCGCGTTGGTCAATGTCGTCACCGCATGTTTGCCGAAAGGACGGATCCCAAATACCTCCTGGCATTCGATGGCGTGGCGCTGGCGGTTCCGCTCCTCGGCGACGTATGTGTCGATCGATGCTGGAAGAACATCGATCTGTTCAGCAACAAATGCCAGCAGAGCGGTTGGTGGCCGCTCGCCAATGCGCATAGCGCGGCCGGGATATCGCAGGTAGCAGCGCGTCAGGGCATAGCCGAGACGGTTGTGATCGCCACGGCAGCGGTTGATCGCCGTCAGGTCGGTTTCCGACAAAGTGTAATGGCGGACCAATTCGCGTTGTTCTGTCGGGGGATCAAATAGCTCCGCAATCTGCGCTTCGTTCAGCCGCTGCTGTCGTGCCAACTCATGCCTCCTGGACCTTGATGCCAGCAGACCAGCCGACCCGGGCCAGAGAGTCGATCAACGTGCTGCGCTTGATGCCAAACGTCCGACAGACCGCAGCCTTGGTGGCGCCGGCATCCAACGCCGCGATCACCGCGGCAAGCTTTTCGGCATCGACGGCAGCAGGCCTTCCGCCGCGGCGACCACGACGCCGGGCCGCAGCCAGGCCAGCCTGAACGCGCTCCTGGATCAGCGACCGTTCGAACTGCGCCAGCGCACCGAAGATGTTGAACAGGAACTCGCCCTGCGGCGTCGTGGTGTCCATCTGCTCGGTCAGCGAGCGGAAGGCGATGCCGCGTTTCTTGAGGTCCGTTACTGTGGTCAGGAGATGCGGCAGTGATCGCCCCAACCGGTCCAGTTTCCAGACCACCAGGCAGTCGCCCGCCTTGATGAAAGCGAGCGCCTTCGCCAGACCTGTTCGATCTCCACGGCTGCCGCTGACCCGATCCTCAAACAGATGACGCTCATCGACACCGGCTGCGACGAGAGCATCACGTTGCAGGTCCAGCACTTGGCGGTCGCTATCCGTCGAGACGCGCATGTAGCCGACCAGCATGTGCGGAAAACCTTGTTTAGCAGGTTTCCGCACATTGCCCCATTCCGACAGGGTTTGTCGCACATATTTTGAACCCAAAAGGCCGACATTTCCGGCTCGCTGCGGGGCTGACGGAAATCAAGTGATTCCCGTCACCGCCGTCATCAGCGGCGCGACCAGGGCGACGGACATTTTCTGGCGGATTTCCGCGAGGAGCCCGCCAATTCGTTCTCGGTATGTCTGCTTATGCGTACCAGGAGGGG